TGGCTACATGAACAACCAAAACCACAACTTCTTGTTGAAGGCTCAAGCTGGTCAATCCTTTTTGCAATTATTCAATCAAGCAAACGATGCGTATGTAGAGTTAAAGCAAGCAAACTCAGAAACATCGTTATATGGATATATTGGAAGTGGGGACGAGTATTTTATATTACAGGCAAAGGCTGGAGATACTAAATTGTATTTAGAGGCTGGCGATGATAATGCCACGATGAAGACAACTGGTATTGCGTTTACTGATACAGGAAACACAAGAAACTCAGCCCTTTCTGAAACTGGTCTTCTTATTGCTAAACCCAATGGACAAACGACCATTACCGAAAGCTCAATCACGATAGAAGAGCCGAATTCGGGGCCAAATGTGTATATCAACATTCCTACTGCAGGTGGATCTACAGTGAGCGCGTCTTGGAAAGAGATTGACGTTTGCGTTGACGGAGTTGCAAAGAAGATGCAAGTCCTTGGCACAGATCCTTACGACCCCCCAGCCCCATAAGCCTCATGGCTACTTTTATTAAAAATTTCTGTTCTACCTGTCCACCAACTGTGTGCGAAGCACCTCCAGTTTGCGAGGAGTGCGGTTGCCCTTCGACATCCAAAAGATTCCTAGCTCCGGGATCTGACCCTCAAGAGGGAATGATTATTGTTAATAGGTTTATTATTAATATGTCGGGCGTTACACTTTGCCCTTGCGAAGATAACCCTGACCCCTTTGCACCTTTTCCTTGTGGCCCGATATATGCAGGATGGCAGAATCCGATTATATTGGAATACAATCCAATCAATTTCCCAAACTACGATCGAATAAGTGGATTCCCTTACTTTTGTATTAATGGCGGTGATCTGTACTTTCCTATCAATGAACCATTTTCAGTGCTTGGCCTAGTAGGAGCCGATGGCTTTCCATGCTACGGGCCAGAGTTCTTTAGAGGAGACTGCGTTACGTCAGAAACGGAAACAAGCATTACAGTTAGAAATTCACTAGGACTAGAATCTTGCTCTCCTTTCCCTTATAGTTATCCTACTGGGTATGGAGGTTCAGTAACTATAACGTGGGAGTAACAAAATGAATTTCACAGAGTCGCCGCTTTGCCAAAACAGGCAAGCGTGTACATACTGTAGGTTTATGCCAGATTGGAGACTCCAGTTTGGTGCGCCAGAAGAATGCCCACATGGCATCACTTTGGACAATTTGCCAGAGGCTAAAAGTATGTTAAACAGGATGATTCGTGAGGATGGGTTGAGGCCCCCGAAATATCCCAATCCAAGCTTATTGGAAAAAGCTGGTTCATTGACCTCTAGCGTTGGGAACTGGGCCAAGTCTGGATTTAAGGGCGTTGACGAATCACAACTTCAGAGCCGCTTAGACATCTGCCAAGGATGCGAGTTTTGGGATCAGTCTGGATTTGCTGGCACAGGCAAGTGCAAGAAATGCGGTTGCTCCACTCAGGCAAAGCTCCGAATGGCTACTTCAAAATGCCCTATTGACAAGTGGGGGCCGATTGAGGTAGTTAAGACGGATTGAAATGATTGTATTTATATCTTATCACCACGACGATAAGCCCCTAATGCTTCGGTGGGCTAATCACATTAAGAAGCTCGGAGGGGCTTCCAAGCATCATATTATCGTGATGCCAGCGCACGGAGTATCTACCGAAGGCGTGATGGAGCCTTTGCGCGAAGCGTTTGGAAAGGCTGAAGAGTTGCCATGCTTCCACACAGAACAGGGGTGGCCCGTGAGTTGCAATCGCGCATTTGAGCAAGCCGCATGGCATTCCTATCAAGTTACCAAGCAATCATTCCTTTGGATGGAGCCAGATGCTATTCCTCTTAAGGCATCTTGGCTGGACGATATTGAATCTGAATACAAGCAGTGTGGGAAGCCATTCATGGGCGACTTTGTTAAGATTGCTGGCGTGTTGCCGAATGGGATTGACCACATGAGCGGGGTTGCTGTGTATCATTGGGATATGCCTCGCATTCTTCCGAGCGTGTTTAATAACGATCATGCCGCATGGGACATTGTTTCTGGAAGGGCAGTATCCACGCAGATGCACAGAACAAGCCTAATACACCACGATTGGGTTCCATCAAAGCAATGGAGGCGCGATGTTGTAACCAAAGAATGCGTTAATCCACTTGCAGTAATTTACCATCCAGATAAACTGGGCGTGTTATTTAATGACTCATTAGCTGGAGTCGAGACTAGAGCGAAGGGAGAACCTTTGACGGGAGCGTGTGGTGACGTATCCTCATTTGAACAATCGGCTCCAGCCCCCTCCACATTATCGGCACTTAATGAGATAAGGGATTTTCTATCAGCGCAAACCCCAAATGAGGAAGCTGATTCTTTAATAGATGCCATTATTCTTCATGCAAAAAACCACCCTAAACTCAAAAAGAAAATCATCGCTCGCCTTGCCGAAGAAGGACTTGTTGCCAAAACCAAAAAAGCCAAGCCAGTCAAGCGTCCTAGAAAACAAGTTTAGACTGCTTTGGTCAACGATCAGCAAGACAGAGCTTGTCGAGGAGCATAGGTTCCATGACACAAGAAAGTGGAGGCTGGACTTTGCCCATATAGAAGCAAAGGTTGGAATTGAGATACAAGGCGGAATCTGGAATGGGGGTCGTCATGGAAGGGGATATGGAATCGCTCAAGATAACGAGAAGTCTAACGAGGCTATTTTTTGTGGTTGGGTAATTATCAAGTTGGCGGGGAATCAGATTACTACGGAGACGCTTGAGAAAATCGTCACATTAATTAAAACCAGAAGCATTTTTTAGTTGACGCAATTTAATTAATCGTTTAGTGGTCGCTTATAACGTAAGTGGGGTCGTTGCCACAAAGCGTAGAAGATTTCGCTACTTCAAAACAAGCGTGGAGTAAAATCCACAAAACCAACCCAATTAACTATTTTAACTTATGCCTATCACCTGCAGTACGGTTGACAGCCTTTTCCAGCGCGAAACTGGCCGTTTCTCCGTCGATATTCAGCAACGCTATCAGGTCGAGTCCCCTTGGGGTCGCCTCGTCCGTGTTGGCAAATTCCCCCTCGGAATGGGTACTTCCCTTAACGAGATCACCGTCGAGCGTGTCCTTTCTGGCTCTATTGAGAACGATTGGTCGAACGTCTCTACTTCCAACGGCACTTCGTCCAATGGTTGTATTCCTGCTACGAATGATCTGGCCTTTGGTCAGACTGTTCAGAACTGGAATCTCCAGACTAAGGCCTATCAGACTCCTTGCATCTGCTTGGACGATCTGAAGACCAGCTTCCAAGTTGAGTCGCAGGTTGCCAAGACAGTCGAACAGCTTACCCAGCTTACCAAGACGGTTCTCGACAACCGCCGCCGTAGCGAGTATCTGCGACTCGTTCCCAAGATCCAGTCTGGATTCACCACCGAATACACCAACCTTAACGGTGTTGGTGGCGTTCCCGTGCCTACCCTCCAGCTTTCGCAAGATCAGCTTGACGTTATCCGCGTTCAGCTTATCCGCGATGGTGCAGGTCACAACCCCCTTGGTCGCGAGAATGGTGCGGCAGTCCTTGGACTCATCACCAGCCCTGAGACCAGCCGTGCGCTCCTCCGCAACAATGCGGATCTGCGGCAGGACATCCGTTTCGGTACTCCTAGCGAGCTTGTTCAGCCCCTCGGCGTTGATCGTAGCTACGGCGGGTACTACCACATGGTTGATTTCGAGGTTCCTCGTTTCACCTACTCCACCTCTGGAGGCGGAACTTACACGCAGGTTTATCCCTTCGTGCAACAGTCCACGACCAGCGGATTCAAGTGGGTTTCCAACCCCGCCTACAACACTGCGCCCCTTGAGGCCGCATACATCTTCCACCCGGACGTGTATGAGGAAGCAGTTCAGCAGGTCGGGCCGAACATCCCCGGTGCGGCGTTTGACGACTATCCGTACTACTACAGCGGTCAGTTCTTCTGGCTGAACATCCGTAATGCCACGGACAACCCGCTTGGCAAGATCGGTCGTTGGTTGGCGATCTTCCAGAGTGGAAGCCGCCCCCTCCAGCCTTGGCTGGGTCGCGTGGTGATCCACAAGCGTTGCGCCAACGATCTCAGTTTTTCAACCTGCACAAACAGCTAATTGCTGATTTAACAGAGTAGAATCTGACATAAAATCCCCCCAATCGGAGAAATCTGGTTGGGGGGATTTCTTTTTATCTTGGCGCGCAAGTCATTTGTGCATATTTTTATTGAATGAATACACCACTAACCGAAGACCAGATTAAGCAAATTCACGAACTAAAAGAAAAGAGATTCAAAAACTCAACAATTGCCGTAATGGTAGGATGCAATAGAAACACAGTTTTGTATCACACCAGCGAAAAGTACCGCCACTCATGCAGGTCTGCTGGAGGGAGACAGCATGGAAAAAGATTAAGTAATGAGCAAATATCAAAAATTATGGAGATGCATAAATGTGGAAAATCTGGATTAAAAATTGCTAGGTTGCTTGGAATAAATGTTGTTACAGTGTATAGATATACATCTCCAGAAAGGAGGCAAAAAGATATTAATAGGCAAAAATCCTATCCAGCGAAAGAAAGGCCACAATCTATAATCAAGAAAGAAAGAGGCGGGAAGTGTGAATTATGTGGTTTTGATAAACACTATAACTGCCTTGATTTCCACCACAAAGATCCATCTACAAAGTCTTTTGAAATTGCTAGAAAAAGCGGATATTCAGTTGATGTTCTTCGCAAAGAGACAGACAAGTGTGCCTTGGTTTGTAAAAACTGCCACTATTTAATCCACGCTGGAGTTATTCAAATCCCATTGACACAATCTTACCAATCAACTAATTAACTTATTTATGACTTCATTTACTATCCCCAAAAACTACTCTGCACCAGAAGGCGTTAAAGAAAACTCGGAGTTTTCCGACATCGCCACATTCAAGATTAAGGGTGGCAAGATCCATATCGTAACGATTGGAGAGGACGCTACTCCTGTTTCCAGCAAGGAAGACAAGCCCAAGGGCGGCAAGGCGGCTATTAAGGAACAGCTTTCTGAGATGGAGGGCGAGGAAGAAGCTGAAGGCATGGAAGAAGAGTCCTACGAAGAGGAAGGTTCAGAAGAGGAGATGGATTAAGCCATGAGCAGGGTACTCAACCCTGTTTATTCGTCCACATCGGACGGGTCGGATATTACGCTTTGCCGTATTCTTGAGGCGTTGGGAGCTATTGAGAACTCAACAGCACTTGGCAATGGGGGGTTTAATTTCTCTAGTAAGAACAGGCTGAAGGTTAGCCCATATCAAGCTGTATTCTTTAACACCTTCCAGTACGGGAAGGAGACTGATGTGTGGGATGAGTCAACGGCAAATGGAGGAACCGCAACTCACGACCCTAACTTGAGTGGAGTTGACTTAAGCGTTACCAACACCCTTGGTTCTGAGGTTGTGAGGCAGACAGTCCATACGATGCGGTATATCCCCGGTCGCGCCTCAACGCTTACCTTCTCCGTTAAACTTAATCCCCCCACCGCTGGAATTCGTCGTAGGCTTGGCCTTAACAACGGGGCAGACGGGTTTTATTTTGAGGATGATGGATCTGGAGATTATTTCTGTTGCATTGCTAATACTGGTGGGACTCCCGCCCTTCAGAGGGTAGGGAGGGCGCAATGGAATGGGGACAAGTTGGACGGGAACGGCCCTAGCGGAATTGTTGCAGACCCTACGAAGCAACAGATGGTTAGCTTTGAATACGAGTGGTACGGGGCTGGGCAGGTTAAGTTCGGATGGGTGATTGATGGACAGACTCACGTTATCCACACATTCAATACCGCCAACACGCTTGTTAATCCTTGGTGCAAAACCCCGTTCCTGCCGATTAGGATTGAAATTAAGAATACCACGGGTGGACAGGCAAACGGAACATACAAGCTTGAACAAGGTTCAAATAGTCTTATTTCTGAAGGAGAACCAGAGAAGCTGGGAACAGCGCAAAACATTCAGACTGCAATTACTGGAATTAGCACAGGTTCGTCTAATACTTACGCTCATCTTCTTTCCATTAGGCTCAAGTCATCTCAATTACAGGGCATTGTGTTGCCGTCTTATTTCCAAGTTGCCACAACGGACAACACGAGCATCTTCTATAAGATAATCAGAAACGCTACTATTACTGGTGGAACATGGAATAATATGCCAGATACCAACAGCTTTACTCAATACAACATCACGGCTACTGGCTTTTCTGGAGGCATTAACCTTGATTCTGGATTTGTAATGTCTGGTAGCGGAGGAAGCATTAGAATTGATAGGGACACTCAATATCAGATTGGTCGCAGTGCTATGGGAACTATCAGCGACACTTTGACAATCGTTGGAGCGTGTTCGACCAATAACAAATCGGCAGTTGCGGCTATGACTTGGATTGAGCAACGATAATCTACTTGTATTGATATTAATAAAGCATTAAATAAATAAAACTATGAGCCGCATATTCAACCCTGTTTATTCGTCCACATCGGACGGATCAGACATCACTCTTTGTCGCATTCTTGAAGCGGCTGGTTCAATTAAAGATGCCATTGCAGGAGGTGGAGGAGGTGGAGCAACGTCGGCAAATCCTGCCGTTGGGCCAGATGGCGTTACTCGCGTTCCTCTTAATGTTAATTCTGATGGAGAGCTAAAGGTTAATGTTGAAGCAAGCGTTGACGCTGATCTTGCACAGATTGAGAACAAGCTAGACACGCTTATTGGGATTGCAACTCCTCAAGCGGCTGATGTCGCTAGTATCGACACTGAGGCTCAAGCTATCGACGCCAAGCTCCCAGCCCTGTCCAGCGGCAGGATTCCCGTGGAGGCAAACAACGCCGCTAGTCAGGTCTATAACTACACGGCAACTGGTGCGGTTGCTGGATCTCCAGTTATCATTCCTTCTATTGATTGCAGTCAATTTCGAGAAGTTTCCGTCCAGATAGTTTCTGCTGGAACTGGGTTTTCTTTACAGGGACAAATTTCCAACGATGGAACCACTTGGGTTGTTTGCCCTGCTTTTGTAAACAACGGAAACGTCAGCGTAGCGCAATACAGCACTGCTCAAATATACAATTATACACTTTCATCCGCTAGGTTCTTCCGTGTAATACAAAACACTGCACAGACAGCAGGCACAACAACCCTCGTTGCCTACGCCTCGCAACAGGCTACGCCTAAATTGTATCAGTCGGTGTCGGGGACGGTTTCGGTTGCTTCTGGTTCTGTAATAACGCCCATTGCCAACGTGGGATTAGGGATGGCGTTATACCATTCGCTAGTTTCAGCCGCATCGACTAATGCGACCAGCGTTAAAGCATCTCAAGGGGCAATAGGCACTCTGATCCTAACCAACTCTTCAGCAACTTGGGCCTATTTTAAGCTAGTCAATAAAGCATCAGCCCCAACTGTCGGAACTGATACGGCAATTATCAATATCGGGGTTGCCCCTAACACCACGCTGGATTGCTCTACCTCGTTTGCTGGTCTCCGAATGACTACCGGCATTGCCTACTACGTCTCGGCAGGAACCTCGCTCACCGACAACACAGCACTCCCTGCCGCTGGCACCTTCCTCGTGAACATGACCTATGTTTAAGCTCACCCTCAACACCACAGGCGACACGTTCTGGGATCGCATCGCGGGTCTCGTAGGCTCCGAAGCAGGCGAGGTGACGGGATCTCCCTTCACGGACGAGCATCAATTCTACAATGCCGTTTTCCCCAACTACGGCGAGGTGACTTGGATTCCCGAAGCTGTCTGCACGATCACAGAGATAACCAATGAAGTTCATTAAATACATTTCGCTTTTAATCAAGTGCTACCCAGTTGCAAAACAACGGGTATTGGTTACTCGCGACAATGTTTATAATGGAGTGGTTTTGACTCAGATTGCATATCAAGAGGTTCGCACACTGCTTACTCGTAATGGTATAAAAAACGAAGATATTACAGGAGCTATTGTATATTTAGCAATTTCCCTTGCTTACTTACTTAATAGAAGTTAACACTTAAAATTATGAGCCGCGAATTTAACCCCATTGTTTCTTCCACTTCAGATGGCATAGACATTACTCTTTGCCGAATCCTTGAGTCCGTAGCAGTCGGAGGAGCTTCGACTACTGGGTTCGCCATCCCTGCATACAACGATGTGGTGATGCTCTATCAGAACGCCTCATTCCCAACCAAGCCAACCTTCATCACGTTCAAGCAGGATGGAACAATTGTTTACGAGGTCACATTGACTTATGATGCCAATGGTGCGTTGACTCGTGTTTACGAGTCCTAATTTGCTTTAGCGAATGGCTAATCTCTATTACAACGCCGCAGTAGATACGGCATGGGACACACTAGGCAACTGGTGGAATGATGATATATTTACTGACCCTGCGTTAGCTCTCCCTGCTACTGGGGATACTGTGTATCTCTATGGATATATGACTAGCGGCCCAACAACGCCAGTCACCCTTAATCACATCTATGCCTATACTCTTAGCTACGGAGGGCCGTTAAGTTTTACGGGAGCAATTGGTAACGCAACTTTTCAAGATAGCCAAAACTCTGGCACAGTCACAGGAGATGCCACATTTAACGGCTCTAGCAACAACTTCGGCACAGTAACAGGCAACGCCACGTTTAACGATACTAGCTACAACGGCGGCACAGTAACAGGCAACGCCACGTTTAATGGCACTAGCTACAATAATGGGGAAGTCACAGGAGATGCCACATTTAACGACTCTAGCTACCACGACATCTTTGGCGAAGTCGGAGGAGAGGCCACGTTTAACGACTATAGCTACAATGGGGGCATTATAGGCAACTTCAATGGAATGCCGACTGGACTCCCTGTGACTTTTAACGACATTAGCTACAACAATTCGGTAGCCATTGGAACCGCCACATTTAACGATGTTAGCTATAACGCCATTGGTGCGTCTGTCAATGGTGCCACGTTTAACGACTCTAGCTACAACGAAGGCTCAGTCTCAGGAGATGCCACGTTTAACGATACTAGCTTTGCCCAAAGCGGAGGATCAGTCTCAGGAGAGGCCACGTTTGATTTAACTGCCGCCGCTACGCAAATTATTGGTGGGTATGATGTATCTTTTAATGGAGGTGTTGTCGTCAGCGGGGGAAGTGGTGGCGGCTCAGACAACACTATTGCCAGACTGCTAGACCTTCCTTGGTTCATTAATCTCTAACCCCAACACCTATGTCCATTAAACTCAAATCCCCCATCACGATCAACGTCCCTGCCATCAAGAAATCGGATGGAACTACTAAGGAGTTTGCTCCTGTTGTTCTCAACGAAATCGACCTTATCGTTTCCTACGACAATAGCCGCAAGCTTGCTTCCGCAATCATTAAGGGCGTAAACCGCAACATCACTCTCTGGAGTGGCGATGCCTACGACAAGGCTGGTCAGTTTACAGATAAGGACGTAGACGCTCGTGTTAGCGAGATCCTTGGCAAAGATCCTGCCAAGTCAATTGAGGCTCTATTCCAGCCTAAGAAATAATGAGCAACGGCGGAACAACTTCAGACGTAGGCCCAACTAGCGCAATCGTCTCGCTTGTTTCGCTTGTGGTATCTTTCTTCGACTCAACCCATGTGTGGTTGCAAAACACAACCCTGCTTGTTTCCTTACTGGCTGGTTGCCTAGCCATCGTTGCAGGAATCAAGAAGCTAATAAAATGAACAAGATTCTTATTGTTTGTGCATCCTCACTTCTTATTGGATGTGCATCCAAGGAGCCTGTAAAATACACGCCGCCTTCTGTTGTTGCGGTTAAGTCTGGTATTGAACGGCTCAAGCCGCACGTTACAAACTCCGCAGGGAATGCGGCGATTAAGGAGATAATCACCGCAGTCGAGGCATACGAGGTTCAAGTTGACCAGCAAGCCAAGGATCTTGCCAAGGCTCAAAACGATTCTGTTTATTGGAGAGAGAAGCAGGTCAAGGCACTCAAGGAGCTTTGGTGGTGGAGGGGGATTGCTTTAGTCGCAGTGGCTTGCGTTGTGTTTTACGTTGGCATCAGAACCGCTTGGACGTTCAGACCATGATTCTTTAAATGCAAACAGATACACGATTCAAGCGTGGCAACGTTCGTGAAGATGGAATGGTTTTCTGGGAGTATAAAAAGCAAAGAAAAAATAGCGAATATTGGGTTTCTAAGCGAAAATTTGACGAAATGAGATTAAAAAATCTCTTAAGCGGGAAAAAGTATAGGGAATCAGATAGAGAGCGATATAGAATGCTAAAAAGATCCCAATTTAAATCCGCAAAAGAAAAAGACCCAGAAAAGTTTAAAGAGACAAGAAAAATAACACACGAAAAATACAGAAAAAGAAATAGAGAAAGGCTACTTCCAGTTAACCGCGAAAGAATGCAGAAATGGAGAACTGAAAATCCAGAATTGGCAAAAGCTATGCAAAATAAATGGATTCAAAACAACAAACACAGGTTTATTGCATATAATAGCAAGCAGAGGGCTAGAAGAAAAAGTCAAACAAGTATATTAAATACTGAAGAAAGACTAATTATAAATGAAATATACAATGCAAGGAAAAGAATATCCGATTGTACTGGTATTCAGTTTCATGTAGATCATATTTATCCCCTATCCAAAGGTGGACTTCATAAGTTATCAAATCTTCAACTTCTACCAGCAATAATAAACATTAAAAAAGGAAACAAACTACCATGTTCCCCTTAAAGCCAGCAGTATCACAAAGATTAGTTATTAGTATTTTTGGCATTTCCATAGTCCAACTATCTTGGAAGTGGGCCGCAGGGCATTTTTATTCTTTACCACCAGAGGCTTTTGCAGGGTTTGTTACGATAACGACAAACTCCATGTATGTTACGGGAGCCATAGTTGTATTTATGGTGACTGGCAGAATGGTGTACGACTGGAAACTTGGAACAAACCAAGTCCAGCAAGTGAGCGGAATGGTATCCAAGATCAGGGAAGAAATCGTGGAGCGCACTCCAAAGCCCAAGTCATTCGATGACGAAACGATTTAAGGACAAGATCATTCCTTTCCTATTCAAGTGGGAGGGAACCAAGTTGGATCTTCATCCAGACGACCCCGGCAACTACGTCAACGGGACTCTTGTTGGCACAAGGTATGGAATCGACGCTCGCTCTCACCCCAAGGAGAACATTGCCAACATGACGGCAGAGAGAGCTTCCGACATCTACTGGAATGAATACTGGATCAAGTATGGATGCGATCATCTTCAATCTCCTTATGACTGGGTGTTCTTTGATACTTGCGTCAATTGCGGATTCGGCAGGGCCTTGAAGCTTGAGAAGATTGCTGGAAAAAACCCTAGAAAATTTTTAGATGAAAGGGATGACTTCTACGCCGACTTGGTTGAGAGGAGACCATCTAGTAGAAAGTTTTTGAAGGGATGGTTGAATCGAACAGCAGACCTAAGAAAACACGCTTTCGCTTGAGCCTTGCGAGCAGGTAGGGGGATTATAAGGGGGGTTATACAAAACCATGTCAAGCCTAAAATTTGGCTTGCAATGAATTTGATCTGTACGATACTGCGCGAATGACAACGCCCACGCCACAACCACACGCATTCAACTTCGCTCGCTACGCAGAGGGTGATCCTCTCGTAACAATTACAATATCCAAGGATTCGGAATTGTCGGAAACAATTGAGGCGTTTGAAACATTCCTGCTTGCTGTTGGGTATATGCTTCCCAAGGGGGCGCATATTGGGTTTGAGTGCGAGGATGAAAATAATTGAAAATAAATCTCGACATTGATTCATCCGCACCATAAAACCAGTTCCGTTATGAAAAACACCAAACCCAAATCCACCAAAACCACGAAGCCCAAAAACGATGAAGTCACCATCGAAGACTGCTTGTTTTCTATCGCGTCAACGCTTGTCAGAATTTCTGAAGAAACACACGAGCTGCGAGATTCAGCAGATCAAATTGTTGAAAGCGTTCGACTCTGGCAGGGGACAACGCTTGCATTTGCAGTCCTCACAATCATCAACACCATCTGGCTGTTACTCAAGTAAGCGTAGCGAAATCTTCTCATAACCAAAAACAACAATGGAAAAAACACCACAGCAGGAATACTCAATGGCACTCGTAAGTGCTATTGGAGAGCTACAAAACGTAGCCAAAACAGCATCCAACCCGTACTTCAAAAGCAAGTACGCACCATTGGACGCAATTGTTGATGCAACCCGTCCCGTGCTATTGAAGCATGGGCTTGCAATCAGTCAGACTCCCTTATACATGGAAGGATCGGCTGGCGTGGAAACAACCATCCTGCACACGGCTGGTCACTCCACAACTACCACGCTCCTTCTCCCCCTAAAGGATCAGTCGCCACAGGGAGTGGGGGGAGCAATTACCTACGCCCGTCGCTATGCGCTTGCCGCAGTTCTTGGGCTTGCAACCGAAGAGGATGATGATGGCAACGTGAGTTCTGGCTTGTCCAAAAAGACGGCTGAAGAGGCTCGCCCTGCCGTGGCAAGGGCAATGGACAAGAACCCAGTTGTTCGCCAAGCAGGGAACGTGACTGCAACTTGGAGGGGGATTCTCCCAACCCAAGCCAAGGTTGCCGCACAGAGCAAGTATGGGGCCGCAAAGAAGTGGACTCTATACTCCGTGGAGTTCAACGACAACGGCAAGGTTATTGAGGCAATGACCTTTGATGAAAAGCTATTTACGCTCGCCCTTCAGTATGGATCTGATGGTGTTATCGTGGATGCTGGGGTTGCTCCGGGGAAGAAAGATCCTTCCAAGTGGGAGGTTGTAACAATCACACCAAGTGAAGCATAAAGCAAAATCACGGGGGGCGAAAGCCCCCCATATTGCCACAAAATATGAACGCTTCATTGCCGTATCCTGTAGTCACGGGAAGTACGCTGACCCTACTGCAATTTCTGCGGTTCTTGCCATGCGAGACAAGTGGAACGCGACGATATGTGTTCATTTGGGTGATTGGTGCGATACAACCGCTTGGAGATCAGGTGCGGCTGGAAGTAGTGACGAATCAGAGCCAGTTGCCCCCGATATTGATGGAGGGATTGCTTTCTTGCGAGAGTATCGACCAACTCATGTGTTGGATGGAAACCATGAATGCAGAATCCCTAGAATGCTCAATCACCGTAACGCAATTGTCGCCTATGCCGCACAAAAAGCTACAGACTATATTGACAAGGCATTTGTCGAGATTGGTTGCCGAAGGATTCCGTATGATGGAGTTTTTCAAAGGCTTGTTATTGGTGATGTGACGTTCACTCATGGAACCATCTACAATGAAAATGCGGCTAGGGATATGGCTGAAACATATGGTGGGAAAGTCATATTTGGGCATACTCATCGCTCGTCACAAGCAGAGGGCAGAACAATCAAGGAAAGCACAGGATATTGCGTTGGCACGCTTACTCGCAGAGGCGAAATGGATTATGCGCAGTGCCGCAGAGCAACCCTTGGATGGAGACAAGGATTTGTCTTTGGAGAAATTGGGCCAAAGGATTCCGCCGTATGGCTCTGCACAAGAGGAGAATTCCAGAAAGAATGGAGGTTGCCAATATGAGTGCTAACGAGTGGGCAAGCGCAATCACAGAAGCATTAAGCAATAAGGCCGACAAAGTTCCTGATGGATGGAAAACAGCAAGTGAACTTGAAGATGTCTTTCAAAGAAGCAGACGGGTAGTTGCAACAAAAATAGCGCATTTGAAAAAACAAGGGTTGGTAGAATCAAGAAAATTTACAATACTAACAAACAGGGGATTGTATCCAGAGCCTCACTACAAATT